CATGCTCGTACTAGCTCCCAACTCGGCATACATAGTGGTCTGAACCTGCACGAGGGCGGGGTGTGGGATCTAGAGCAAAGTTCGATGGAGGGGTTACACGCTTGGGCACAGGCGTTTGCTAATATGCGACAGGCGGAAGTTGATCTCTTCCAGGCGCGTGCCGCAGCGGAACAGCGTCGGCTGCAAGACGAGATCGACGGTATCAATGACCGACGGGAAGCCGACTTAGAAGCCAACGCAGAGTTGGTCAAGGCGGCGAATGACCGCCTTACACTGGCACGCGAGGAACGGGCTGAGATCGCCCAGCTCGCGCAAGAAGCTAAGGCACTCGCGAAAAATTTTGAACAGTCTGCTGATAAGATTGGCGATATGATCCGCACCATTGCCACCGGATCGAGTGCGTTCACTACCGGCGAACGGCTCGGGGTGCTCCAACTCCAAGAAGCCTCGCTTCGCACGGCGCTGGCAGGGGCAGGGGCGGAAGACCAACCCGAATTGTTCGATCAGCTCGCGGCCAATCTTGTCGCCCAGTTGAAAATGTCGCGGAACCAAGGATCTGCTCTCACCGACGAGACCAATACCACGCTGCAAGAACTGGAAGACCTCCAAACCCAGGCGTTGGCGGCGGCGGTGGCCCAGCGGAACATCGAACGGGACATGAACAACACCCTGACTTCCATCGATAATCGCATCGAAGCAGATACCGATTTGATCACGAGTTTGCAAGAAGAGGCGAACCGTATTAATAGCGCTGCTAAGGTCGCTATCGAAGCCGCGCAGGATCGGTCTACCGCTGCGGTGGATCAGATGCGTAGGGAGACAGTTGCGAGATTGCACGCACTCCACATCCGCGAAATGCAGGTCTGGAGGGGGATTGAAATTAAATCTCAGCAGAGATTCTTGGCAGAGCAGGACATGAATCAAAAATTGGAAGGTACTCTTAATAGCCTCGACGAGACGATTGAAACACTGAACATCCACCTTACCGACCTGACTAATCCCCCCGCGCCGAACGGGAATAACCAGACGGGTGGGAATAACTGGAATAACTGGAATAACTGGCAGGGATTCACGTCCGCAGCATCAGGGTACAGCGGTATGGTGTCACGACCAACCTGGTTTCAGGTCGCGGAACGGGGACCAGAGCATGTACAGGTTACGCCCGTCGGAGAGTCGGTGCCTGGGCCGCTGCATCTGACCATCGCCCCCACAATCAATGTTTCTGGTGCCGCAAATGGAAAAGCCGTCGGGCAGCAGGTGTACCGGCAAATCGAAGATGGTATCATCAGGTCGATGGAGAGCGGACGGCTGCGCGGCGTCCTGAAGAAAGGACATTAATGGACCTACGCTACGCGACAGAATTTTTGTCCTATACGGTGACAGCCAGTGATGCCGTCTCTGCGGACTACCCCGTCACGAATCTGAACAGCGATTCGGCCAATCCGATTTTAGAGCAGTATCGGTCTCTTAATGCGTCAGGCACAAAGACGCTGACATTGGATTTCGGGGCTGCGAAAACGATTGTCTTGACCGCCGTTCTCGGCACGAATTTCACGGCGATGACGCTCGCTGGCACCGCGAAGACGTTGACGAAGAATGCCCTCACCTCCCACTATGGCAATGCCCTCCTGCAAACCGTCAGCGCATCGAATACGATGGTGGTGGTGGTCAGCGTTGCCACGCCTATCGATAGTGCGGGGTACTTCAAAATCGGTCAGATTTTATGTGTCGAAACGGGCAAATTGAATGTCTTGAGCCGGGGGATGCTGGCAGGGGCAACGATCAAGGTCATAGATCCCGTTTTAGAGGCCGGAACGGACGTACAAGACCTGATTCCCGGCGATGCCTACCGCACACTGCAATTTAGCGATGAGGTCGAATATGCGGCAGGAACGGGCGATTTTGATGCCCTCCGTGCAATCAGCCCGGCCACCAAAATTATGATCGTGGATCTGGATTCGCCATCACAGCTACCCGTCTTTTACGGACGACGGATGTCGGCAGAGGAGAGTATTAGTCTCGGCAGCACCATGCAAAGTGGATCAATGGAATTTTTAGAATTGATCTAAACAAGAGGAGTCTACGATGGCAGCGCAGTTAAACGGAGAAATGGGGTTATTGGACCGGATTCGGGCACAGTATACGACGACGGAAGATATCGACATCCAGCTAAAAATATTAGAGATCCAGCAGCGCGAAGCCCAAGCGGCATGCCTGGCGGCACAAAAACAAGCTGAGACCTTAGCGTGGCAAATGGCCGTCTTGCAGGATCATCGAGGGACGTTGGGGCAGGAGGAGAACAATGGCGACAACACTTAGCAATCTCAACAGCCTCCCCATTGCGGACGTGGGGACCAAGACCGAAAACTGGGCGTTGATGATCAATAATCTGTTTTCGTACATCGACACGCTCGAAGCCGGAACTGCTGCCCACCCGAATGTTGTCACAGCGGCACTCAAGGTCACGGCAGGGGCAGGGGCCAATAAGATCCTCCAGAGTGATGCGGACGGAGATCTCACCTATACGCTCACCCCGAATCTGACATCTCTCGAAATCGATACGCTCAAGGTCACCACCTCCGCTGGTGCCAATAAGCTCCTCGTTTCCGATGCGGATGGAGATCTGACATACACCCTCACGCCTAATTTGACTTCCCTTGAAGTTGATACATTAAAAGTCACAACTTCCGCTGGTGCCAATAAATTGCTCGTCTCTGACGCCGACGGGGATCTGACTTACACCCTAACACCTAATTTGACCTCACTTGAGGTAGACACACTCAAAGTGACAACTGGTGCTGGTGCCAATTCCGTACTCGTGAGCGATGCGGACGGAGACGCATCGTGGACCCTGACCCCGAACCTGACCTCACTGGAAGTTGACACACTCAAAGTGACCACTGGTGCGGCAGCCAACAAATTGTTGAGTTCCGACGCGGACGGTGATTGCGCGTGGACTGCCACACCAACTCTCACTACCTTGGAAGTCGGCACGGTCAAAATAACGGGCGGCTCACCGGGCGCTGGAAAAATCCTCCAAAGCGACGCCGACGGTGACGCGACTTGGGAGACGGCCTCAGGTGGAGGAGGGGGCGACTTCAGCAACGGAGGAGATGCGGGGGGCGCTGCTCGCACGCTAGGAAATACAGATGCCTACGACCTCGGGTTTGAAACAACCAATGTGACGCGCATGACGATTCAAGCGGCGGGCAGAGTGGGCATTGGTGCGGGTACGCCCACAGACGGGACACTGCATGTGATATCCGGCACGGCAGGAACTGTGGCCGCTGATGGCGGGGCGGACGAGTTAGTGCTAGAGGGGACGGAGTGCGGCATGACCATTTTATCCAACGACGATCAATCAAGCTCAATTTTTTTCGGCTCGCCGGGTGGCAGCTCTCGGGATGCGCGGATCGCATGGAATCATGATGGCGACCTTTTTAAGCTTGGATCAAACAAGGCCGGGGGCGTGCTCCAACTTACGTCGGGTAACGGCACGGTGGGATTGACAATTGATGCCGCGAGCGAGGTGGGGATTGGAACCGCTGCTCCTGCCGCGCCACTGCATGTGGTCGGCACAACCTATTTCTCGGACGACCAGGTGAATATTTTTGACACCAGCGCCAGCGGCGTGGTTGCGCCCGCAGGTAGTGGGATGCTCCATATTGATATCGGCACGACTGCCACGTTCAGCCGCGCTATCACAGTCCACAGCGCACGCGCTGACGCCTATGGGCAGATGCACGCTTTTGACCAGCGCTCGGCTTCACCTGCAAACAACGATGTCGTGACGAGCTTTGATATGCGTACTGTCGGTGCTGATGATACGTACTATGTGTCGTCGGGCGCGATCAAACACCGCACAACAAATATCGGATCACTGGGTGGAGACGGACTTGTGGATGGGTACTCAAGCGACTGGCTTTTTTACTGCTGCAACGGCGTTGACGCTGCGGGTGCTTATAACGGGGCGGTAGCCCCAAATGTGTACGGGCAGCTAACCGCTGCTGGCGTGTGGACAGACTCCTCCGCTGGCATCAACAAACTGTTTGACGACAATTATACAGACCGCTATGGCACCATTTGTGACACCCTCAGTGCGCTGAGAATTTGCACATACCGTGCAGCCAACGGGCCGGAGGATCGGCCCTATTCGTTCGGCACGTCCGCGGAAGAATTTTACGAGATATTTGGGATCGGGGAGGAGCCGAGGATGGTGACAAACAAGGACGGCGAGGGGGAATACCGGGCGGGTATCGCAGCCAAAGAGCCAGCCTTTCTTGCGCTTGCGGCGTGCCAAGAATTACACGCCCGTCTCAAGGCCCTAGAGGAGGAGTAGGACAATGCTAAAATTGAACACGCCTATCACTGTGGGTGACAGAACGTATACGCACGCTAAACTGGTATCGGCAAGTTGGCGTGCAAACGCGGAATCGCTGGAGCGGCTACGGTATCAGCTTTGTACTGTCGAGGGCGGAATCATCAGGATCGGGAGTATCGTTTACAACGATCTGGTTGACGCTGCGCCACCCGCGCAGCCTACTGTAACTGACGCACCGACGGCTTTTATCATAGACAGGGTCCAGAACAACGAAGGCTCCGCAGATATCTTTTCCGGCTTGCATGGGATCGATGCTCTGATCGATACTTACCTGGCGGACCAACCGCCTCAAGTCTTCCAAGACGGGGAAACGACAACCGTGCTTGCGGCGACTGTCGAAGCTGCCCCTGCTGGCGAACTCCCAGCGCGTGAAATCATCGATAACCGCACAGAGGACTAAATGGCAGACGCCCCACATCAACAAATCACGTTGACCGTCGATGGGACGACGTACAAGGCGGCGTTCAAACGCCATCCTGATGTGCCCGATTACCCGGCGCGGCTAATTGGTCCGTTCGGGGCATGGGAAGAAAGCCTCCCCTTACCAATGGACGGGTTTCTGCCGGAACGGTCTGTCGAAGTCCGGTTCCGTAATTACGATCAGGCCCCCACATATGGTCCACCGTCCGCATATGGCTTACCTACTCGATATTCCGGCGGCTTCGAGGCGACATTAGATGGTATCCGTCTAGACGGGACGCTGATCGGACAAACGGCGATGGCGCGACTGCGTAATGTGTCCGGCGGAAGCGACATCCGGCGTATCGATGGTGTCGTGACGGAAGAGGGCGACACGGATAATACGTCTGGGACGTTTCGGATCGGGACGGTGGATACGGCTTTGTTTGAACAAGAATTACCGCGCCAAAAAATCAGAGATCTTTTCGACGCTGCCGTGCTGACCAGAGGGTCCATCGAAGAGGCGGACCCGCCAGTATACGTATGTTGTGGCGTGAGCCGAAAAGTGCCGCTTGTCCAACTCGTTGCTGATGGGACAAAGTGGGGCGTGGTACGGTCACCAGCGAGCGGCACGCTGACCTGGACAACTGTGTACCTCAACAAAGCGGTCCTCCTCCCCAGCGAATACACCGTCACCACCGAGACCATTGACGGCAAATCGGTGAAGTACATCACACTCGATGATGAACCCAATGCCGATGAGCAAATCCTGATGCATGCGGATCTCACATCCACCGAATTCAGAAATACTCTCGAATTTGTGAAGTTCTTGTTATCGGACCCGGACTACGGCCTCTCCCCCGCACAGAGCGTGAATGCTGCGGCGTTTACGACGGAAAGTAATGTCCTCCATGCGTTATCCTATGCTGCGACAGGTGGTCTCTATGAACGGTTTCCCGCCCAGGATTTGTTCTTACAGCTCTTGGTGCGCGGCACGTATCTTTCCCGCAATACCTCAAATGAGTGGTATCCCGTCGTGGATCAAGCGTCGGCGCATCCTGCATCAAGTCTCCCTTTTCAGATGGGCGCATCAGGTGGTGTGCAGACCATCATTCCCGATTCTCTTGTCTCCCGGCGCGGCAACGTGCATGATCTCACCAAAACATTAGAGGTGGGTTTTGCCTTTGATCCTGGGTTTGACGGCAGTGGCAAATATCTCGGGCTTGCGACAAAAACCGTCACGCAACTCGGCACTGTCCGCCGATGGGACAATCCGTTTTTGGACCGGACCACCGCCGAGAAAGAATGCGGCTATGCGCTCAGCGCACTGCGTCTACAGGATCGTGTCCTCGATTGTGACATCGATCTCCGTGGACAAGCGCTGGTCCTGGGAGAAGTGGTGACGGCCAATATCCCCCACCGGACCATTTCAGGATCACGGATGATCCGGTCTCTCGGCATGTCCTGGTCCGGCGATGAAGCGAGCGCCCACATATCCGGCGGATATTCGTGTAGTACCGTGCCGTATGATGCGTCAATTTATACGGCGACGGCGGACCCCGCCGATACCGTGCTGTTACCGGGCGCAGCGGAGGTCACTGATTATTCCCACACCGTGCCGGGGCCTGGGACCAGTTTTGCTGCGGCTACCACTACGACCAGGGCGACTGATGGGACCGTCATTGCCCATGTGACGCTGACGGTGACACCCCCTGCCGTCAATCGGACGGATATTATTTTTGTCGTGTATCCAAACGGAAGTGCGGTCAGCAAGGAGCGGCGGGTCATCGAGATAACAGGGGCAGGCGCACATACGACAACCTTCGACCTGGAGCCTGGTCTCACCCTCGATTATCAAGCCGTCATCCTCAACAGCAACAACGTCGATGGGAAGCGCAGCTCGACACCTGTGACCCTCAGTGCGCAATCGACAGGAGCACCGGTGGCTCCCGCTGTCCCTCAAAATCCCTCCGCAACAGCGGCTATCGAATCTATTGTCTTGGATTGGGACGATAATACTGAATCGGATTTCAGTGAATATCAGGTCTTCCGTGCAAATGGGGATTCTTTTCCTGGCGGCACGCCTTTAGCTGAAGTACGGGCGTCTCAATTTATCGATGGCCTTGCTGGGACAACCCGGCGGTACTACTGGATTAAAGCCGTCAATACAACGGAGTTAAAATCAGCAGCAACATCGTCCGTTAATGCCACGGGCTCGGCGGGAGCATCGACTACTGCACCCAGCAACCCAGCAGCAATCTCAAAAAACGCCGAAGGCACGTACAATGCCCTTGACGGGACGGCCTTTTCTTTCATCGTGGTGAACGTCCCCGGCATGCCAAGTGGGGCAAGTGTTATCAATATCTTGTACCGCAGAAATGGCACATCCCAATATCAAATTGCCGACCAGCTAAGTTCCGGCAGCGGGACTTCTCGGGTCGATGATCTCACGCCCGGCGTACAGTATGAATTTGCGGCACAAGCCTGGTCGAGCGGAGCAGGGGCGAGTGCGATTATAGGCGCGTCGGATGATCCCTATACGGCGGTAGGTGATACCACCGCACCCGGTACTGTCGCAAGTGTCGCAGCTACTGCTGGCACCGGTAAAAGCATTGAGGCGTCATGGACCGTGCTTGCTGATGCCACACTCGCGGAATATATCATTTACCGTAACACGTCCGCCAACCCAGGGTCCGACAGTGATCCGGCAGTTCACGAGCATGCGCGGGTGCGGACCAATCGGTTTACCGATACCAATGTCGCCTATAGCACGACCTACCACTACCGAGTGAAAGCCATCGACCACAGCGGCAACGTGTCTTCGGCTTTTAGCAACAACGCCAGCGCTGCCGTCACAAAGGTAGACACCCCCGATATCGAAGATGGGGCCGTGCAGAACTTGCAAGTGCATAACGACCTGAGTGCGGCGAAAATCACAACAGGTGACCTGACGGTCACTTCCGGTAATGTCCGAATTTCAGCAACCGGGGATTCCGCTATTAGCATCAACTTCGGCTCAAGTTTCGCAAAGATCAAGTGGTGGGCGAGCGCGTTTTCCGGTGACGAGGCAGCACATATCGGTGCGGGTGATGTCTTTGCAACTCATGGGTTTAAGGGAATGCAACTGGTTGTACGAAACACCAGCTATGATATACGACTCGGCACTTCAGGTGAGCGGTTTGCAAATTTGGGGCTGTTTTTTGACGGGGACATTAAAGCGTCTGAACATATTTTCGACGGGACAACTGCCGCCGCAAGTAGTTCCACCGTCACCGTGACTACGCCGAGTGGAACAACCGCGCTCGCACTCCCTAACCGCCGCATCAAGATTGATACAACGACGGGTGGACCGTATTATATTTGGTGCTCCGAGTCGTAAAGGAATCCGATGAGCAATACTTGTCCCGATGGCCACAAATCTCAAACCGCCGAGCATGCGAAGGTGATGGCGATCATTGACGCGGACGGCGAGCCGCAGAAGGTCACTCGGGGGTATTGGGTGGTCTGGACGTGTCAAATCAATACGCTGCAACATGTGATCGAGATGGGACTCACGTCGTGTTACCATCTCGACGCTGACGGGTGTCATCCAAACCTCACCGATTCCGACCCGCAAATGACGCACGTCACACTCGTGGATGCAGTCGATGAGGCATACGGCAAGAACCCGTGGGTCGAGCTGCTCGCAATGGTGGATGGGAACCCCTTCGCCATCTCACCGCAGGTGGTGATCGATTACGTGGCGAATGCCGGGATTCTCCCCACGGTCCCTGAGGAGGCTGAATGACACACGTACACGCAATCCAAGTACACATCGCTGGCGCGAAGAAAACACAGGTCCATACAGCGGGAGTCATCGCAACACAGGTGCTCACATGACACTCACAATTGATACAACACCAGGCCCCACGGAAAGCGATTCAACCGGGTATGCCGGACGGGGATTTACTATTCTCGCACGGATCGTAGGACACGACGGTGCCGCCATCACACAGAGTGCAACCTCTAGCATTACGTATGCCGTCTATGACCGCACCAGTAACGCCCCGCAGACAGCCACCACCACCGGCTCGATGACGGTAGCCAGCGTGGTCTTTGATACGCTCCAGACGGACGCACGATGGATAGCCGATACCACTGGATACAATTTTCGATACGATGCGGTAGGATCAATCGTCCCAACAGCCGGACGAGTCTATCGGCTGATTGTGACCTTCACGCCATCATCGGGACAGGCATTCCAGGCGGTGTGGGACCACGCGACACTGAGCAGCTATTAGGGGGAGTACAATATGTTACGAGTGATATCCGATGCGGTAACGCACCAGTACCGCGCACCGGACGGGCATGTATTCGATTCACTCGCCGAAGCGGAGCGTCACCACGCCGCCGCTATTATTTTGACAATCATCATGGACGGAGAAAAGTCATCCAAAAAGCAAAAGATCTTTGCTGACCGGGTGGCGCAGCAAGCCGCCAGACTGATGCCGATATTGCAGCATCTCGCGGAGGCTGAACATGACGAAACTAGCGGACCTGATACTAGCAGCGAACAATGAGGGCCAGGAGGAATCGTCGGATGACGAAGAAATCAGTGAAGAAGTCAATGAAGACATGTGTGAAGTCCACTATGTCCAGTGGATCGATTCCGCCTCCCTCACAAGCCCGTGGAGTTCTCCGCAAGACATTGCGGATTTAGAACCCGCCATTGTCCATACCGTCGGGTTTCTCGTCAACGAAACCAATGATTTTATCACCCTAGTCTCGTCCGTGACGGACGACGCTGCTGGGGGCGATGTCACCATCCCGAAGGTCTCTATCAAAGACCGCCGCGTGGTGTAGCCGAAAGGGGAGTCGGAAGGGGGGAGTTATGCTCCTCGCATTTTTATCAGATATCCATTTTGATCACGAATGCCCCTACGCCTGGGCACTTACAAAAGCGATCCTGAAAGATCTGCCCATCGATCATGTCATCCTGGGCGGGGATGTTATTGACCTGGGACCACTTTCTATTTTCAAAGCCGCCCCGCATGAGAAACTCGCGTTAGGGGATCAGATCCGACACTCCCGCAAAGAACTCCGCGCCCTGCGGAACACTGTGGGTGATATTCCCATCACCTATTTTAACGGCAATCACGAAGAGCGACTGGAATATCACATCTGGCAACGCACGCCAGAACTGGCCGCGCTACAGGAAGAGGATCTCAACATTCTCACCATGAATCATCTGTTTCAATTTGACGCGACGGATATCCTCCATGTGCGACAGACACCCATGCGTGTCAAAAAGATGTGGTTTTTCCACGGGCATGAAATCAACACACGAGCGGCCCATGTGGCAAAAATGAATTTTATGCATCGGAGCGGCAATTCGATGTGTGGTCATCACCACCGCTTTGATTCGTACTATCATCAGGAATTTTCTCACAGTCAGTCGATCCTGGGCAGTTTTGTGAATGCGACGTTAGAACAGATCCCCGCAATCCATGATGTCCGCAATACGTCGCGGTGGATTGGGTACAGTAAATGGCAAAACGGATTTAGCCTGATTGATTTCTCTGAAGGGGGATATTTTCGCGTCGAGCAGCTTCTCTATATCAAGGAAGCGGCTTCGCGCATGCGGACGCACGTGTACGGGAAGGTCTATCGGGCAGTACGGAAAAAGAACAAAATCGACGTGGTCACCCTCTAGGTGCGGAGTCGTAATGATACAAACATATGGTTGACGAAGAGTGCGCCGTCCATATCATCCGGGGACCATTGTCCTGCCTGACATGCAAAGCCCATTTGCAAGAATTCGATTGTACCTTCCTGATCGATGGTATGGGGGAGTGCGAGAATCTGGTCTCGACTGTCGGTCCGCGAGACGTGATGGTGCTGCGGTGTACGTACTGTCATAGCATATTCCATTTTATCGCAGGTATCGAGTTCCGTGATTTCTCCCACACCGTACACTAATAACAATCGCCTCGAGCACCTCTTTTAAGTCCCTGTTTTTACGGACTATTCAAATTAATACGATAATTGAATTAATATGACCCTTTGACATCGGGGAGCATTGCTGAGTGGTTGAGCGGGACGACGGGCTCTGCCGCCCAATACGCAGTCCGAGTATAGCCGGGAGAAAGGCCCAAGACCTCACAGCACCAACAAAACGAAAACGCAGCGCGGCTCTCTGAACGCACCCACTGTCGGTCAACCCGGTGCTGTGTTTTTGTTTTTCGCCCTCCGTCGTAATGACATTGGATGAGTCGGTAACGGAGGAAAAAAGCGTCGTACATCAGACGCTGCACTAGACGATATTCGCCCATGTCCTGCCAGGCAGGCGAAGATGGGCGGGAGGCATCCTCGACAGCAGGGTCAATAAAGCTCGGGGCCACAGCTACCCCCATGACCTCCGCCGCACACGGGTGAGAATGTTTCGGGCTGTTCGATTCTGGCGAGTGCTAGGCTGAAGGAATCCCTGGAATAACTTCCGGATATAGGAGGGCTCTACTCCCGCAAACTCACAGACTGAGGGGAACCCCTCTTCGTCTGAATTGACCCAGGCAATCGCTTCGTCCCGTAACCGCATTCGGCCAGCGGGACGGTCTTGTGAGACACGATCTCTCACATAGGCACCCATCAGCACGCAACGCAATGCTTCCGCGAGAACGGCTTGCCAAAGATGTTGTTCCGGCGACGTGGCTTGGAGAGGGGCAACTCCGGCAATGTCGAGTACGTCGATGGATGGTCCTCGGCCTTGCCACGCTTTAGTCGGCCATGCCGTGAGGCCCAACAGTGGTGATTTCCGCCGCACGTATCGTGACCCAGACCCCTGACTTTTCTTTGTCAGGGGTCGGGAACTCGTCTGTAAATCCGCATACGTACCGCCTTGTATCATCCGGCATCACACCTCTATCCACCAACCCATCAATGATAATCTTGCGACCTCCGGCGGCGACGTTATCCAAATCCCGTCTTCCGTGTTTTTCTATCCACCGGAATATCAGTATAACAGGATACGCTGGGGGCGCGATAATCCGTGCCTCTATTAGCGCAGCCATCACCCGTCCTTTATGGGCGTCATGTTCCTTTTTGTAGACGGACCAATGTTTCTTCGCCCAGCCCAGCCATTGGTTTTCTGACGGAAAAACGCCGGGGATAAAAAACTGCTGATCCTTTGGAGATGCCGCTTGGCTCATTCAATAGACCAGCCGATATACAGACTACGACACGGGTCGCATCTCCAGGATTTGTGCTGTGGCGTGTCCATTAGATACATCGCCTGGTTGCACGCTGGGCACGGGCGTCTTACTCGTTCCCAGTTTCTGATTTTTGTCGCGTGATATTTTGTCCCTGACCCACTGCCGTCGCCTTTGTTCCCATCTGCGATCTTGACCTTCATGGATTTGCAGCTCCTCGAATGCCGTATGTTGCGTGCGCTGGAGACTCGGACGGGGTTCGGGATACTCTGCGCCTACAATGGTTTCAATGGCCTCATACATGTTCGCGGGTCGCACATACCGGGAGAGGCGGTGGAATTCCTCCATAATAGCGTCCCAGTAGTCCGTCGATACTTCCAGGAGCGGCCGATAGTAGGCGCGGAGGATAGTCCCTCGTTCCAATTTCGAGAAGCCTTTTGTAATATGCGGATACACGCACCGAATTTCATCGGAAATCCCCTGCACCCGTGCGTTTGTTTTTTGGACTTTCATAATCTCTCCTTACGCGAATATGAGATAGGCGATCGTCATCCCACTGAACAGGGTAAACAGGAATCGCCACCCTCGGTTCTCTGTTTCCACCCTATACATATGACAGTCGCGGCAATACCCATCCTCCCGTGCAGCGACGAACGTGGGGTGGTGGTCATTTTTGCACGCCACACGGCGGAATTCGTTGAGTGTCTCAGCGCGGTTACTATTCATAGTATACTTTCCCATCTGATCTTAGATTCAGCCGGAAACAATCCAATCTGTCGAGGGCGACTAGGGCAATCCCATTCCCCTCTCATTTTCAGGGGCGTTGATTGCCATCCCGCTGCTTTCAGCGAGGTGCCTGGCTCTGACGCCAGCGTGTAGGTGATAATAAGTCTATAGCCCATCGCCTTAGCGGCACGACGCGCTGCACCATACAACATAGAGGCGGCGTTGCGCCGTCCATTAGTACAGCAGCGGGTAGCTTCTGCTGTCCAGCCATTGTCTAGATTACGGGCTACGGGACGACCTACGGTAATTACACCCTCCAAAGAAGTTCCATCCACCACTCCAATAGAGAATTTATGTCCGATAGAGGGTTTATGGTGTCGGTGATAAGCCTTAACGTAAGCACTAGCTTCTCTCAGCGTGATAGGCTTGAGACGCAAGTGACCGTCCTCATTAGGCATAGTCCATCTCCTCTACGGCGGCGAGATTATCAAATCGTGTCCACACCGGAGTGAATCGGACTTTGACTGATCCGGTTGGGCCGTTGCGATGTTTGGCAACGATCAACTCTGCGATACCAGTGTCCAGACTGTCAGGATTGACCATCTCATCGCGATATAAAAAAATCACGAGATCCGCATCCTGCTCGATCTGGCCAGACTCACGTAGATCCGCCAATACCGGCCGTTTATCTGTCCGCAATTCGCTCTGGCGGTTCAACTGCGCGAGAGCGACAATGGGAATATCGAGTTCTTTTGCGAGGCCCTTCAGACCACGCGAAATCTCTGCAATTTCTTGTTGCCGCCCATCTCGCCGCTGACCGCGCATCAGTTGGAGGTAGTCGATCACGATTAACGACACCTCTTTTTCTCGTGTCAGTGATCGCGCCATGGCGCGGATATTGTCGAGGGTGAGATCACTCCGGTCTTCAATGACCACGGGGAGCGGTGAATTCCGCAGGGCGGATTCTGCTAGACGATTACGCTCTTCCGCATTCATGCGCCCAGCCCGAACCACGTTCGAGTCAATACGGGCATCACTGCAGAGGATGCGTTGTGTAATCGCTGCCCGTGCCATTTCCAAGGAGAAAAAGGCGACCCGTTTCCCCGTCTCGCGTGCGGTCCGTATCGCGATTTGTAAGGCGAGTGATGTCTTCCCGAGCCCTGGTCGCGCAGCAATCACAACGAGCTCGGAATCCTGAAATCCGCAGGTAATGCGATCCAGATCAATCAGTCCGGACGGGAGTCCGGTCAGCTCTCCGGTATGGCCATCAAGCGCATCGACTTTCTCTAACGTCTCACGAATCGACTGTTCCAGCGTCCAGTAGGTTGGACGGCCGATAGTCGCCCGGTCTCGGACAATGTCCTCAATCGCCCCCAGCGCATCGAGTTTTCGATCTCCATCTGCGACTTCCAGCACTTTCTGCGCCTGACGATCTGCCGCTCTGCGCTTCGCGTCTTCCAGTGTGAGCTTGAGGTAATCCCCGTAATTAGCCGCACTCGGGACGGCCTCCTGTACGGTGAGTAGATAGGTGACCCCGCCAATGCTGTCTAACTCTCGTGCCGTGCGGAGCCCATGCTCGACGGTCACCAGATCGATAGCATCGCGTTGGTCGCCTAACTGACACATCGACTCCCATATTTTACGATGCGGTAGATAGCCGAAATCATCGGGTTCGACTTGCGTGCGGCACGCATCCAGGACCGTGTTGTCCATCAGGATGCACGAGAGGAGGGCAGCTTCGTGGCTATACGTCTCCATGGCACGCTCCACCCACCTCACCCACTTTAGCCACGTCGGTCATCTCATCCTCAATATCGAGATCGTCGTCTATCTCGTCCACGATATGTTCGGTCATGGGCGGTTGGGGCGTATCCAGGTAGATTTTACACAATAAGAAGTCGGCGATGCGGGGGATGTACTGCCCGTCATCCGCCGTCCAGTTAGGCGAAGCCAGCCACCGTGCGATTCCGGATAGGATTGGCACCGTATGATTCCACCCCTGAATCTTATTCCACGCCCGTTCGGCATCACCCATCCGCACCCGCTTGCCGATAGGGTATGCCTCCCATACGGGGATGAATCGTTCGGGATAAGCCGCAATTGATGTTTCTCCCGCGCCCACCACACTTTCTTTGTTGGTTTTCTCTTGGTGTATAGTCTTGTCTTGTATAGTCTTGTCTTGTTGTCGCCGCCGTTTTTGTTTTTTGGCTATTTGGTTTGTATGATATTCCGGGTACTTAACTACGAGAACAGACCCACTTTGTCGTGTAATCCATTGACGTTCCTCCATGAAATCCAGCGCATTTCGGATACATTTCACTGCTGTACTGGGCCGCTTTGAGTTGGAAATGTACGCCAATTGTAGCGCGATCTCGTCGTAGGTGCCTTTGATGACACCTTCGTGCCGGTCAGCCTGGGAGAGCATTTCGATCCAGACCAGCGCCATCCAGTCGTGGTACTGCTCACGGAGAGATCGGATTTCAGGATCGCGGTTAAACTCGTGGGATATGCGGTGCCAATTATATCGTAGCGCCATGCTCGTGGTACTCCTCAGTGCAAAATGAACTTCCTATCAGGTTGTTGTACGGGCCAGAGGGCCGAAAGGATGTAAAGCCCTCTGGTCCCGTTATGGCGGACGACAAGGAGGCGGGGGAGATGAAACCGACCCCCGTCGTCCGCTCCCCAGGCATCCGAGAGGGGTACTCGGGGTGCCGTGAGATGCAATCATTGTGACCCCTACAGTCAGAACGGGATGTCATCGGATGGGGCTTCCGTCCCATGATCACCGAGAGCTTCTAATGCCCGTTCCGCCTCTTCATTGCAGGCGTCCATCACGGCTTTATCCTCAATCCATATATACCGCTGACGCTTCTCATCGCCGTTTTTATCGGTGTAGACTTCCCCCTCCGGGAAGCCAACAAATGGTCCATGCATACCATCAACGATCCGACAATTATTGATTGTGACCGGCCCGATGGTGACATTGCAAAATGCTTTAAGTTTTGAGCCCTCTTTCCCCTTGTACGGACGCACCCGCCCCGGATCGATGGACACATCAATTTCGGTCGCCATTTGATCCCTCCTCTGCTATGTGGTTGATAATGTCATCGGCCTGGTCGCCGGAATGTTCCCGATATGCCATGTTATCATGTTCTTCCACAGTTGCTAAGAGTGCGTTCCCTTTTTTCCGGGGTAAGACCTTCATTAGTCGTTTTAAGACGGTCTTTTTTGCCATCTCGTCAAAATGGTTCCGCCAAGCGGTGCTCTTCCCGCCGGGCGCTAAATTTCGGATCTCCTCGATTTCCTCGACGGTCATCGACTCCCAGAGTGTCCGCCCACTGCCCTCCAAGATCGCGAGGGCGTAATAGTCGGTGATCTCGCCGCGCTCTGGGCCCATTGCAGGTTTGTGCCGAATGAATGCCTGTGATCCGCGATCACAGTCCCACTCGTCTCCCTCCCGCCGTACGCCAGCGTTAATCGACTCGATGACCGCTCCACGGTATAAGGCACCAATCATGCCCTTGTAGCCGACCTCAAGGGTGAGGGTTTTTCCTCGCGGCACCAAATAGACTTCTCCGTCCCGCAGTTCAAACCCGAGTGTGGCAAGCTGGACAGCGACCTGCCCAACAGACCGCCCATCGCATTGCGCGATGCGGGGGTTATTCCGGGCTGCGCCCAGTAATTGCTGACAGAGGCGTTTAGCTTGTTGTTCGCTCCCGTCCTCCATGGATTCCACGAGTGTCGGAACTAAGCCGTGTAAAAATTCGCTGAGACTAGCCATTGATATCCTCCCTGAATTTGAGTGCAATACGACGTGTTCCTGGGGTTTCTGTGGTGTGGCGTTGGACAAGATCTGCAGTTTTGTCCTGCCCTAAGACATCCTCTACTGAGGCAACAAATGTGCGTATGTCGATCTTCTGAGACGGCTTTGTCCGTCGATACGTCAGGACGAATTCCTCACTTTCAAATCCTGTGGCGTCCCCTATCTTTTTGGCAAATCCTTGTTTGAGATGCTCTTTTTCGGTTTTCAGATCTCGTTCCTCCGCAAGGATATCGCGGTAGCGACGGGCATCGACGGTGACCGCCTCGGGGGGGACCAACATTTCCTCCGTGATGTCCTCGAATAGGTTTGAGAGATAGGCGGATGTTTGCGGCGATCCGTCAAGATCGGGCTCTTCATCGCCAAGGATGTAGCGGTCCAGATAGGCTTGACACTGGTCAACCAAGGTTTTGTGGAGTTCTGCGTTGGCGACGAGGTTATATTCATAGTAGCGGTTGCCCACCCAGGCGGCGATATCCCATCGTGGGATTTGCATCGCAATCATACACCAGTGTGCCTGCAGAAAAGCGTGGTTGGCAGGTTTCTCTTCGGACCAGTAGCGTTGACTGCCAAGGACGTATTTGCACTCCAGACCGCAGGAGCGATCGGCATAGACACGGTCAGGGGTACAAGCGATCCAGGGGTGCTGGGGATGGGTCACCAGCTGGTATCGGCCAGGATCGATCAACTCGACACCGTCATGTCTGCTGACGTAATCGTCCACGATGCGCGGCTCCATTTCCACGCCGAGACGCATAGCTGGGCTGGGCGGACCATCTTCCTCTCGGCCCAATTTATCGCGCCAAACAGAGTGGGGTGATCCCCACGGGGCCAGCCCTAAGATTTTTGCCACATCGGTTGCGGTAATGCACTTACGGCGTTGTGCTAACCAGGTCTCTTTCTGTTCCATCGGTACTCCCTTCGGTGATGACGTCCAGTAACGGGATTGCGTGTTCGCGGCGGTCCTCCATCAATTGCCGTGGGGGACTGGATGCCGGAATCCACATCGATATCGGGTGGGACGTGTAGCTCCCACATCCAGGACAACACGGATCGTTAATGTCGTAGATTTCCTGGCAAACGTCTGCAGGATTTTGACAGATCGAATTGCCGCATAAGACGGCTGTTGCGAGATGTAAACGAGTGGTCATTTCTTTACGTCCTCCATGTCGGTTAATATACGCCATGCTGCTGCTGCCACTGCCGGTACTTGTCCATTCCCAAGGGCTTTAAGTCGGTCCACCCGAGCGGCCACCCCATGAGCCACTCGACCCACGGCGGGTTCAGTTGCCCACCAGTTTGGTCTATTAGGCTTTCCCCGGTATGCGCCCCTCTCGCTCTCTTGTCGTCGGCTGTCTCCGGCGAGCCCCTGGTCGCATCGCCCGTGTTCGGTGTCGCCCATAGAGCCGTTATGCCTCTCAGATTCTTTTTTCGGTTGTCGTGTATTTGGCTCTTGCTGCCAACTGGTCCCGTCCCCTTGGAGTCGCTGGCCTTGGGGCTCGGCCACCGCACCGCATCCTGCAGGGTGATCTGCCGCTTGTGACCGCTGGGCCGAAGACGGCTGGGTGGAGTGGCTTCCGCCCCCCCGGCGGTGACCGCTTGGCGTCGGCCACATGTTCTGACGGGCCATCGTGTCCAGAGACGCAGCGGCCCTGTCCGCCCCATGCCCCCGCCCTGATTGGTGCCGTAGCTCACCGCACTCGGCGTCGGTAGCGAGTATCCAGAGCCGGTTCCGCTTATGCGGGGCACCAACATGGTGCGCTCCCAGCACTGTCCATCGTGCATCATACCGGATTTCGGCCAGGTCACGGAGGATCGTGTCAAAATATCCGCTGGAAATAAGTCCAGGGACGTTTTCCAAGAATGCGTAGCGGGGTCGAACGAGACGAATGGT